TACCATTAATGAAGCTTTTGAAAGAATAGGAATCTTTGAATTACCTGGCGGTTATTTAAAATCTGCCAGACGTTCTTTGAATATTATGTTTCAAGAATGGGGTAATAGAGGGATACACTATTGGGAAATAGCGAATAATAATATTACGTTAGTTAATAATCAAGCAACCTATACTATGTGGAGATCCACTTCTGATGGAACGTCAGATGCTACAGCAGTGTACGGAGTTGATGATGTTTTAGAGGCTTCTTATAGAAATAGTTCTAATGTTGATTCTCCTTTAACAAAAATTAATAGATCTACTTACGCCTCGTTAGCTAATAAAACTTCTACGGGTCAACCGTCTCAATATTGGGTTCAAAGATTATTAGATAAAGTTACTATAACTTTATATACAGTGCCTGGGACTTCTCAAGCAGGAGACTTTATAAATTATTATTACGTTAAAAGAATTCAAGACTCAGGTGCTTATACAAATAATCCTGATGTTGTTTATCGTTTTATTCCAGCAATGTGTGCAGGTTTAGCTTATTACTTATCTTTAAAATATTCACCTGCAAGAACACAAGAATTAAAATTATTTTATGAAGATGAATTAAACAGAGCTTTAGTTGAAGATGGTTCGCCATCAAGTTCTTATATAACTCCTAAAACTTACTATCCGAATATTTAATTATGGCAAAATTTGCATCAGGTAGACAATCATTATCAATTTCAGATCGATCTGGTTTAGCTTTTCCTTATACAGAAATGGTAAGAGAATGGACCGGAGCTTGGGTACATATTTCTGAATATGAACCAAAACAACCTCAATTAGATCCAAGACCACATGCTGCTGATCCTCAAAGTTTACAGCGAGTTAGACCAGCAAGAACAGAATTTCCAACTACGGATTTTTTACCAATAAATCCATTTACCACGACGGGATCGTCTAAAGAGGTTTCAGTTTCAGAACCTGAGAGTCAGAGAAAAAATAATGACATTGTAAGATTTTATAAAGTTAAAGCTCCAGTAGGAGGAGTTGCTATTTCTACGTTCGAATTGACTACGACATTAGCGGCTGGCATTAATGCTGTGACAGATACGATTTTATTAAATGATTCTTCTGAGTTTCCAGCCTCTGGTTATATAATGATAAAAAAATTAAATACGACAACTGGTTATTTTGAAAATGAAGTTATTCAATACACAGGAAATACCTCCCATACTTTAACAGGATGTACGCGAGGAACTAATTCTCAATTCCGAGGAGCTGTTCCAAAAAACACTACGGCAAGCGCTCATGCTTCAGGTGCGAATGTCTATGGTGGGTATTCAATTACTATGGTACAAACTACTATAAAATATGCTGGTCAACCGCCAACATTTACCCGAGAGAATAGTTATACTTTTAACTTGGTTAATAATGCGACGAGCACAGCGACAGGAGGAGGATTACAAGTATTGGCAGGACCATTAAATGACAATACTAATCAAACATTAATACAATGACATATGCAGAGTTATTAACAAAAATTAGAGCTTATACCGAAGTAGATTCTACTGTCTTAAGTGACACTATTATTGATGGTTTTATTGAAAATGCAGAATTTCGAATTTTAAGAGACGTAGATTCAGATAGTAATCGAAGCTATAAAACAGCTCAATTGGTAACTAGTCAAAAATATATTGATACTCCTGATGATATGCTCATTATAAGATCAGCTCAAATTGTTGATTCTAGTGGGGTAGCATCGGCAGATAATAGAGAATTTTTAGAATATAAAGATACTAGTTTTATGTCAGAATATAACCCCACTGACGCTACAGGAGTACCTAAATATTATAGCTACTGGGATGCAAATACTTTAGTTTTTGCTCCAGTCCCAAATGCTGAATATACGATTCAAATAAATTATATCTTGAAACCGGCTGCCTTATCGAGTACAGATACTACTACATATTTAAGTTTACATTTTCCTAATGGCTTATTGTATGCATGCCTAGTAGAGGCTTACGGATTTTTAAAGGGGCCACAAGACCTCTTGCAATTATACGAACAAAAGTATAAACAAGTAGTTGAAGGCTTCTCGATAGAACAAATGGGAAGAAGAAGACGAGATGAGTACCAAATGGGGCCTCCTCGTTTACAAAAACAATAAGGAGATAAAAAACAATGGCCATTACACAAGCGATCGCAAATGCTTTCAAAAAACAATTATTAGAAGGTGACCAAAACTTTGCATCATCTGGTGGGGACAAATTCAAATTATCTTTGTATACGAGTTCCGCGACTTTAAATTCAACAACGACTGCATACACTTCAACTAATGAAGCGAGCGCCGGCGGGGATTATTCAGCGGGCGGCGGTGCACTAGTTAATTCTGGAACTTCAATAAGTGCCGGTGTTGCAAGAGCGGATTTCGCAGATCTTTCTTTTACGGGTGTTACGCTAACTGCTAGAGGTGCATTAATTTATAATACATCATCCGCGGTAACGAACGCAGCAGTTGCAGTTCTAGATTTTGGATCTGATAAAACAGCCACTGCAGGTACATTTACAATTCAGTTTCCTGCACCAACAAGTACAGCAGCTATACTAAGAATCTCAGGCTAAGGGAGGTAGCCTCCTATGGCCGACAAAACAATAACAGTTACAGTTGCTACAGGTAGCCGCTATGGCGGTGGAACTGGTAACGTTTTTTATTTTGATAGTGCTAGAGATATGTCTTATGACGTTGTCTCTGGACTTACATATCGTTTTGTTCAAAGCGATTCTTCTAACGACGGTCACCCTTTAGTTTTTTCAACAGCACCAAATACTACTGAAATTATTACTTCAGGCGTTTCTTATTATTTAGATGGAGCGTCTAATCAATCTGATTACACAGATTCAGCTACCTTTAATGCAGCCACAACTCGTTATGTAGAAATTACACCTAACACCACTTCTGATTTTTATGATCTTTGTTTTATTCACGGAGTCGGAATGGGCGGTGTCATGGATATTCAGACTGGAGTCTGGGGTGCTTTAGGTTGGGGATCTGGATTCTGGAGTCAACAGAATAATGCTGACGCTGGAACGATAACAGGTGAAGCTTTAACTTTAGCTCAAGGAACAGAAACAGTTACTGCTGAAGTAACTCAAGGATTTGGCAGAAGAGCATGGGGAGCTGATACTTGGGGCGATGATACTAATAGCGCAGTTATTCCTACAGGAATAGCCGCTTCGTTTGATGTAGGAACTGTAACTATTACTGCAGGTATTAATACCGGTTGGGGAAGATCCACTTGGGGTTCGGAAGGTTGGAACACCAACGAAACCAAAGTAGATCAAAGTGTTACAGGTCAGGCAATGACCATGGCTCTTGCTTCTGTCACAACTACAGCAGATGTAAATATAGGTTGGGGCAGAATGACTTGGGGCGCTCAAGTTTGGGGTAATCCAAATGAATCTGCTGCGCCAACAGGAATTGCAATGTCTACAAGTCTTGGCTCTCCTACAATTACAGGTGTTATTAATACTGGTTGGGGAAGATCAACTTGGGGTGCTTTACCTTGGGGTCAAGCAAACGATGTTACAGCAGCCTTAACAGGTATTTCTGCAACCTTTGATGTTGGTTCTCCTACAATTACAGCAGAAGTATTAAACGGTTGGAGTAGATCAACTTGGGGCTCTCAAGTTTGGGGTAGTCCAAACGAAGCAGCAGCTCTTACAGGTATAGGAATGTCCTTTACTGTAGGATCTCCAACAATCAGCGTTGAAGTTAAAACCGGGTGGGGCAGATCCACATGGGGTAGCGACTCTTGGGGAGAAAATATAACAGTTGTAGATGTAGCAGTTACAGGTCAAGAAATGACTGCAGTTTTAGGTGACGAAACTATTGCAACAGAAATAAATAGAGGTTGGGGTAGACAAACATGGGGTTATGGTAATTGGGGTGATGCGGGACAAACTATAAGTTTAACTGGATTCTCTACACCTATGGCTTTAGGTACTGTAGATCCATCACCAGACGTTTCCGTAACTGGTATTGAAATGTCCATGAATATGGGCGATGAAGGCACTACTGTAGATGCAAGAATAACATTGACAGGAATAGCCTTGACAACAGCAATAAAAGCACCTAATACTTTAATCTGGAACGAAGTACCAACCGGCTCGGCCCCTACGTGGACAGAGGTTGACACCGCAGCTTAAATTTAATAATATATAAAAACTAGAGGAAAAAAATTATGCCAAATTCGACATCAGCCAGCCTGAAATTAACTGTACAAGCTACAGGTGAAAATTCGGGTACATGGGGAGCAATAACAAATACAAATTTACTAATCTTAGAACAAGCAATTGGTGGTTATGAAGCAGTTGCATTAAATGCAACTACTGGAGCTACTTTAACTTTCACTAATGGCGCGGTATCAAACGGAAAAAATGAAGTATTAAAATTAACTGGAGCACTTACTGGAAACGTAAATGTTGTCGTACCTGATTCAGTTGAAAAAGTTTACATCATTGATAATGCAACAACTGGTGCTTATACAGTTACAGTTAAAACAACTTCAGGAACTGGAGTAGCGTGGGGTACTACAAATAAAGGCAAAAAGATGGTTTATTCTGATGGAACAAATGTTCTAGACACAGCGTTTACAGATTTATCATCAGATTACTCACCACAACTTTCAGCGGATTTAGACACAAATGCTCAGAATATTATTATTGATAGTACAAAAGCAATCTTAGACGAAAGTTCCAACGAACAAATTAAGTTTACAACAACTGGCAGTGCCACAAACGAAATTACTGTCACCAACGCAGCGAACGGTAATGCACCTGATATTTCTGCAACTGGTAGTAGTGATACGAGTGTTGATTTAAGCTTAACACCTAAAGGTTTAGGCGCAGTTAAATTTACATCAATTGGAAATATTGAAGCTCTTCAAGAAAGAGTAACAATTGCTGCAACCGGAACTACAGGAACTGTAGATTACGATTTATTAACACAAGCGGTTCTGTATCATACAGCAAGTGCTGCAGCTAACTTCACAGTTAACTTCAGAGGAGATGGTTCTAACTCTCTTGACAATACAATGGAAACAGGGGAATCAATGACTTGTGCATTTATTATAACGAATGGCGCAACGCCTTATTATAATAATGTAGTAACAATTGATGGAGGAGCTAATACACCTGAATGGCAAGGTGGCACAGCACCATCATCTGGAAACGCAAGTTCAAACGATATTTACACATATACGATTATTAAAACGGGAAGCGCAACATTCAAATCGTTTGCTTCTCAAACGCAGTTTGCGTAATAAAATAGGAGGAGAAAGATTATGCCAATAATTGGAGCAAGAGGAGCGGCATCAGCAAGAGGTTTTGGATTTACCAATAAAGGTAGAAACACTGCTCCTTATTCTGCATCTTATGTCGTTGTAGCCGGAGGCGGCGGAGGAGGAACGTCATGGGATACATCTGATCCAGGTGGTGGCGGAGGAGCCGGAGGATATCGAAATTCTTACGGAACCGAAGCATCTGGAGGTGGAGCTTCAACTGAAGCAACAATTACGTTAACAGCATTAGATACTTACACAGTTACAATAGGGGGCGGAAGCTCAGAATCAAAAATTATAGGCCCAGGCCCAATTAGCGTTACAACCGTTGGTGGTGGAACTGGGGGAACAGGTACATATCAAACACCCGGTGTCCCGGGAGGTTCTGGCGGAGGTGGAGACCCTGTCGGAGCTGGAACAGCAAATGAAGGATATCCGGGCGGAAGCTCAATGGGATCAGGCGGAGGCGCAGCAGGCGCGGGCGGAAGCTCGGGCGGACCTGGCGTACAATCTGCTATTGACGGAACTCCAGCTTATAGAGCTGGCGGAGGCGGAAAAGGAAACGCAGGAGCTAACGGCGGAACCGGCGGTGGAGGAGCTGGCGGACAAGGAGCTTTTGGATCTCCAGGAACAGCCAATACCGGTGGCGGCGGAGGTGGCGGAGGCCAACCTCCAACACGAGCTGGTGGCAGCGGAGGTTCTGGCGTTGTACTTCTTAGAGTTCCCACTGCAGTTTATAGTGGAGAAACTACTGGTTCTCCGACAGAAACACCTGACGGAAGCGATACAATTTTAACTTTCACAGGTACAGGGACATACATCGCATAATGGCTTATTATTGTAAAATGGCTGGTGATCTTGTCGATCAAGTTATAAAAGTTAATAATGAAGTTATAACAGATGCAGCCGGTAATGAAGATCATCAAAAAGGAATTGATTTTATAAAGAATCTTGAAGGACATGATCCTGCTGGTACGTACTTAAGAGCTTCTTTTGGTACAATAGCAGGAAAACATTACGAAGTTGATCCTATAACAGGCGACAGAACTTTAAGTGCTGATCAGTCTAAATCATTTAGAAAAAATTGTCCTAGTAAAGGTTGGACTTATGATTCCGGAAGAGATGCTTTTATTGCACCAAAACGTTTTGACTCATGGGTTCTTGATGAAGAAACATGTATATGGGAACCTCCAATTCCAATGCCAGATGATGGTAAAGTTTATTTGTGGAATGAAGGCATTCAAAATTGGGAGGAACAATAAAATCTAACTAGGAAGAAGAATGAAAAAGAAAGAAATACGAAGGGAAAGAAATAGGGAAGAAATAGCAGCCACGCACATATCCACGTCATGGTCTTTTCTTTTAGATCAAGTTCATTTTAATGCTTATTGGGATAATTTTTTAACTCCAAAAGAGTGCCAAAACATTATTCGTTTAGGGAAAAAAAATTTAAAAATAGCTAGTGTTGGCGGCAAACAACCTGGTGTAAATTTAAAAACACGAAAGAGTAAAGTTTCTTGGGTATTTCCTTCCCAAGCGGAATGGCTTTTTAGAAGGCTTACAGATACCATCTTATCTTTAAATAAAGATTTTTTTGGATTTGAGTTATGGGGATCTATCGAAGGATGTCAATTTACTTGTTATAAGCAACCTGATGATCATTATCGAAAACATGTTGATCGAATGCATAACAATATCCCTAGAAAATTAAGCTTTACAGTTAATTTAAGCGACCCTAAAGATTATGAGGGAGGAGAACTCTGGCTTTATGATAGTGAAGAAGGTCTACCTGTTAAAAAAACACAAGGTACACTATATGCTTTTCCTAGTTTTCTTTTACATGAAGTAAAACCAGTTACTAAAGGAGTTCGATATTCATTAGTAGGTTGGATAACAGGCCCTTCATTTAAATAAAACTTTAAAATGTTTGTTAAAAAACACCAATACAGAGTAATTCGAAACTTTATTTCTAAAGAACGAGCAGCTAATATTTGTAATTATTTCTTATTTAAAAGAAAAGTTGCTAAAGCTTTCTTTGATAATGGTGGAAAAGATACAGACGAGACTTATGTATATGGCACTTTTTGTGATCCTCAGGTTCCTAATGTTTATTGCTCTTATTCAGACTTTGTTTTGGAGCATCTCTTAGAAGAATCGGTACCTAAGATATACAAATACTCTAAAATAAAAGTAGTTCCTACTTATACCTTCATGAGAATCTATGAAAAAGGAAGTATTCTCACCGAACATAAAGATCGAAATAGCTGTGAAATATCTGCTACTCTTCATTGTGGAGGTGCTAAATGGCCGTTTTATGTTTATGATAAAAAGGATATTAGAATCGATTTAACCCCAGGCGATTGTCTGATATACCGAGGTTGTGAGATAATACATTGGCGAGAGCCCTTAAAGGGTAATTATTGTGTTCAAGCTTTTATGCATTACAATGATGTTAAAGGACCCTTTGTCAAAAAAAATAAGTATGATAGACGAAAGTATTTAGGTCTTCCGTATGTCAGTGAATGAACTTATTGTTAAGTTTTCGAAATATCTAATAGATCCTGAATACCCTAAACAAAAATCTTTCTGGAATATAGCCGGCCGATTGAAACGCTCTAATCAACATCTTAAATTTGATGTAGGAAATATGTTTAAAATGCCTGATGAATATGTTGGCAAAAATGGTTACTTTGCAAGCAATGCAGATAAAATGGTTTTTGAGTCCCCTAAGGAATGGATTATTATAGATGTGCAAGAACTCAATAAGTATGTTAAAAAGCATCAACTAAAGAAAGTGTTCTTAGCTGATTTGATTCCAAAGCTAGAATGGACTATATTTTTAGCAAAAAAGTGATTATAATAGGTTTTTATGGCTTTACGAAAACTACAGTTATTACCAGGATTTGACAAACAACACACTCCTTCAGGAGCAGAAGGCAAATGGATTGACGGAGATTTTGTAAGATTTAGATATGGACTACCTGAAAAAATAGGTGGTTGGTCTCAGTTGACCGCAGAAACATTACCTGGAGTAGGTAGAGCCCAACTTGCTTTTACAAATTTAATTGGAGATCGATATGTAGCGATTGGAACTTCTCAAGGTCTCTTTATTTCATGGGGGGATCGTTATTATGATATTTCTCCGACGGCTACCGCTTTAACTTCCGCTACTTTTACTTCTACAACTAGCTCAGCAACGGTTACTATAAACAAAACTTCTCATGGATTATTAGTAGGAAGATATGTGACCTTTGCTTCTGTTTCATTACCTGGTGGTGGCGCGACAAGCTATACTGTCAGTGATTTTGAAGATAAGGGATTTGAAATTATAACGGCAGCAACAAATTCATTTACTATTACGATGCCTGCTGTTGACACAGGAAGTGGAATGTCAGCAGGCGGAGGGGCATCAATTTTACCTTATGAAATAGTAGGACCTACAATTCAAACACTAGGTTATGGGTTTGGAACTTCTACTTGGAGCGATTCGACTTGGGGCACAGCTAGAACGGCTTCGAGTGTAACGCTCGATCCTGGCAACTGGTCACTCGATAGTTTTGGAGAAGTTTTAGTAGCTACGATTCATAATGGAAAAACTTTTACTTGGGATGGAGGCGCTTCAGGTCCTACAGGTAATAGAGCATCAAACTCCACTGCGGGATTTGAAACAACTAATAATCCCACTGCTTCTGTATTAACTTTAGTTTCAGATAGAGACCGACACTTATTTCACATGGGAACAGAAACAACTATTGGATCAACTC